TATCCCGACCGCGGTGACTTCTGCGAAAATATCTGCGACTTCTTATTCCTTTATGCCGGATCCGGCTTTGTAATTTGTGGTGTGAAGATGATGATACCTTCTGACACCCTTAATCTTTCACCAATCGGTGATTGTATCTCTATGTCATACATATATCGACCTGGTTTTATGTCAGTAGTTTGTTCGTCTGTAAGAGACACACGAACTTGTCCACCAGATATAGAGTATATCTGTGCATTAAAGTCAATATGAGTCCTTGATGCATACGATTTTCTAATATAAGATGTGACAGAAAACCCAGTCAGATTTAATGGCAATCCATCAGATCCTTTGACTGTAATGACTGCTCCAAAAGTGGATCCAGTGTCGATGTAAAAATTGGTTATGGCTGCCATAAGTATTATTTATAATGTTTATTATACTGCTGGAGATAAAGTATATGTTCCAGATGTATTGATAATTTTTGTACCTGTATTATTTGTTGCTAGTCCTGGTGATATCCCTGGAGTTGCACCCGCACCAGTCCAGAAAATGCCAATAGCTGATTCACCATAATAACCACCATGTCCTTCACCTTCGTATCTGTTACCCCAACCACCAGCTCCTCCACCTCCTGATGCTAAGATACCACCTGATGTATTGTTTACAATTGCAGCTGGGTGTGCACCAGTTTCTTCAATTAAATATCCGCCATTACCACCAGCTCCTCCACCTCTATTATTACCACCCATACCACCTGCACCACCACCTCCACCTACAACTAATCCTGTAGATGCATTATTGATGATTAAACTGATATTAGAAGCTAGATATATAGCTGTGCCTCCACTAGCACCATCTCCACCATTGGCTGGTCCTGTACCACCTGAGAAGCTATTATAGACTGGCCAGTTTCCTCCTATACCATATCCATAGTAATAAATTGTATTACTATAATTACCGTATGCATTTCCGCCTGTACCGATGTACGTATAACCTGTTGTACCGATAGCAGTAAGTCCATTACCATTTGCCCATGTAGTATTTACAGACCCATTTTGTTGCATGCTTCCGTAAGTACCACCACTACCTACAATAGTCCCGCTGTTATTAATTGTAACTACAGATTCTGTTACTAATCCATTGAGATTAATTGCTGCAGATGTATTATTACCAGTTCCAGATACAACAACTCCAGAGTTGACATTAATGGTTGCATTGAGTTTACTAGTTCCATTCCAACCATCCGCTATAGCTGCAGTTCTTAAATTATAACTAATTGTATTAGATGATATAGTAGCGGCAAATCTATAAAATACTTGTGTCCATGATGTTCCATTATGTACATAAACAGCTTTTGCTGGAGTAAAAGATCCAGCATTATTCACATAAGGCTGTTTAACCGATACCCAAGTAGTACCGTTATTTACAAAAAGATTTGCCATTAAATTTGATACCAAACATCACCAGCTGAACCACCAGTTGGAGTAGATGACGAAATAGTCTTAGTTCCTTGTGAATTTTGGCCACTAGTTTGAACATATGACGTAACATAGCTTTGTAATGCAAGTGTACCATCTGAATTCGGTACTGTTAGAGTTCGTGTAGCACCAGTTGAAATACTTGAAGCTTCAAATACAAATGCTTTAGTATTATCTGAGTTATCAGTCATCGTCCATTTATTATCTCTAAATGTCTGAGCACCAGTCCATGTATTTACACCTGAAGAAATACTTATAGATCCACCAAGAGATACTGCATTACCATCAATAGTAATTGAACTATTAGCTAACTTAGCATTATTGATTGAACCAGATAACATACTATTAGTAACTGTACCAACATCACCTGTAGTCACAACATTTGCTGTTACTGCAGGAAATGTTAAAGTATTTGATCCAGCGACTGCTGGTATTGAAAAGGTAATCGAACCAGATGAAGAACCATTGTATATAAATGATGCTGTAGATGGTATACTAATACCACCATTAAATGTAGTTGCAGTTATCTGCTCGGCTGCAAAGTTACCTGAAGAATTCCTTGATACTATTGTTGATACAGTATTAGTAGAACTTGGATTTAATCCATCTACTGTATCTGCATCTAGTCCAGAACCAGCACCATCTACATTCTTAACCTTAGCTAACACTGCAGCATCAGTATAGTCTGTAGATAATACACGATTACCAACGTCTGTGTTTAATGCTGTAAAATTATCATCAACCTCAGTGATTGTTAGAGGTGATCCTTTTATGCTTCTAAGTGTTATGGTTGCCATTTTTTATTCCTGTTATAAGTAACTAACCGCAGCACAAACTCCATTTTCAGGTATGACTAATTGTGCAGTCTTTCCTGGAAATACGATAGCATGTTGCATCGGTAATAGGTCTATATTGTTTACGTTTATTGTTCTAATCACGCCTACTAATGTTATCCTTTTGTCTGTAGCTGTAATAGTATGAGTACCAGCATTTAATATGTCTACTTTAATCTTTTTTGATGCATCTAAAGGATTGAAGAACATCGCTGTGCACCCGTCAGCTTCAGTGATTACAGTCTGATAGTCAGCTTTATCTTCATGGTTTAAAAGCTTATAGTTAACTTGTGTACTGTCAATAGTCTCTACTACTTCACCGTCTTCTGTGTTTCTAAACTCAATCTTTAGTTTACCATCGATTAAGTATGTGAAGTCATGGCGTAGACCATTACCTACGTTATGAAATAGACGACTCTCATATGGACCCCAATGAGTAGTACAGTATATGAAGTTTCCTGCGTTTACGTCGTTATTAATCATGCTAGTGACTCGTTAATTTTGTTAGCTGCAGCTGTACCAGTATCTGTATGTGTGTCTTCAGATATAGAGATCTGCGGATTAGTGATAGCTGGGTTTGTCTGTAAGTTTAAGTTGTTTAAAGGAACATACACATGTGCACTCTCATGACCGTGCCAATCACTTAAGTCTAAGTCTGCTGGCACTTGTTCTAAGTTATCTCTGTGCATAGCTTGATCTAGTAAAGAAGGCTTGATACCTTCAATGAATTGATCTACGCTTGAGTAACCTAAAGCTTTAGGTTGATAAGCTATAGCATCATATTCATCAATTGGCTTTGCACTATTGTCAGTCGCGTATTTTACTAAGACTGAATCTCCTTCGATCCCAACTATCTTTACATTAAGTATTGCCATTTTATTTTCCTTTAATTATGATACGTTTCCAGCTACTGTGCCAGAAACTTCCCAAGTAATATATGAATTTCCTATTACGTAATAACCTGCTGCACCACCACCCCAATTAGAATCTCCTCCTGCAGAACCAATCCCGCCGCCAGCAGCACCAGTATTAGAGTATGATGCAGAACCTCCTGCACCACCAGCTGATGCAGAACCAGCATTACCAGCGCCTCCCGGCCAAGTAGCATTTCCACCTGCACCCCCACCAGCGCCGCCAACTATACCAGCGCCGCCACCGCCACCAGAACCTGCGACTGATTGTGTATAATATCCTTTACCTGAACCAAATCCTTGGACTAATCCTACAGAACCACCACCGCCACCGCCACCACCGTAAATCGTGCCATTATTTTGTACTGTAATTGGAACTGTAGTATATAATGCTGTTCCACCTGGTGAACCTGCAGTACCATTACCAGTACCATAGTCTTCACCTTTACCACCAGTACCACCGGCACCTTCAATGTTACCATTATTAACTAATAGTACATTTGATCCGGTTGGAAAACTACCAATCGTTAATGAAGGCGTCGCAGCATCGTTAGAGTAAACGTTTACTCCGCTGTTAATTACTGCTTTAAGTCTGACAGCTTGTGCTGGTGAATCTATGTAGCTGTATAAGTTTAAGTTAGCTGTATCTGAAGTTATATAGATGACTTTATGGAGTAGTTTCCATGTACCACCATCATTAATATAGACTTCTTGAGGCTCTTTCCAAGCGCCTCCGTCATTGACATATACCTCTTTAGATAATGTCCACGTGCCAGAATTATTCACATAAACTGACATGTATTAAATCCTATACCAAATATCACCTGAACTGCCACCACTTGGTGCATTAGTCGAAATAGTTTTTGCTCCTTGTGAGTTTTGTCCAGAAGTTTGTACATAACCTTGTGTGGCAATAGTTCCAGACTCATTAGGAATGGTGAGTGTTCTTGTGGTACCAGCAGAGATGTTTGATAGTTGCAATGCTAATATCTTTGTATTATCAACATCGTCAGTAACTAAAAATTTATTATCTCTAAATGTTTGTGTACCAGTCCATGTATTGTTATTACCTACTGCGCCAAATCCTGGAGTAATAGAAGCTCCCAATGAAACAGAGTTTCCATCGATAGTGACTGAGCTATTAGCTAACTTAGCGTTTGCTATTGAGCCTGCAAGCATGGTATTTGTGACTGAACCTGTATCACCTGTAGTCACTACTGTACCTGTAACATTAGGAAGAGTAATAGTCCTATCAGCTGTAGGGTCTGTAACTGCTAGTGTAGTCTCGTATGAATCGTCAGTAGCTCCTTCGAATACGATAGAACCAGATGCACCTACATATACATTACCAGTATTTAATTGCGTTAGTGTGACAGTATTAGCAGAGAAGTTACCAGATGAGCGAGTGACTACAGTATTACCTGATGTGTCAGAGCTTGATGTGTTTAAACCATCTAATAAGTCTGCATCTAAGCCAGATCCAGAACCATCAACATTTTTGATCTTAGCTAATACGTCAGAGTCTTCATAATCTGATGACAATACTCTATTTCCAACATCAGTGTTAAGATTACTGAAGTTAGTATCTATCTCATTATTAGTAAGAGGTGTACCTTTTACTGATCTAAGTGTTAAGCTTGCCATTTGTCATCCCGTCGATAATTGTTTCTAGTCTATTTATTTTATCAATCAATAGATCTAGCTTGTTTTCTTTTTCTTTTAATGCTTGTCTAATAGCTCTAGACTTATGTAATTTACTCACATCAGTCTCTAAGATAGCATTAGTTGATGTATCTCTTACCAATGAATCATTTTCTACTTTGATCTTCATATTAACTATCCAATGCAATGATACGTAAGTCTCTTAATCTTGGAGTATTAGCTTGAGATGACGATAACATTACAATCTTAATTTGGAATGTATTGAATCTTGGGCTAATAGGATTATCTTGTGGTACTCCATAAGAGTTAAATGCTCCACTTGGGAAGTATCTATGCTCTCTAAAGTCATAGTTAGATAATGATGAAGGGACTGTAGATTCAAGGTTCATCAATACCCAATTTTCATCAGAGATTGGAGTAGTCTTCTCAGTTGGTAGTGTCTTGTAATAAACTTTAACATCTGTTCCAGCTGGTTTATTGATATCAACTGTTACTGCCAAGTTAGATGCTTCAAATCCAGATGCAAGATTAATCGGTTTAGAAATATATCTTGCTAATGCTGTACCACCAGCTTTAATTGAAGCTTCTCCAGATGCATCATTATTGATAGTATTAAGAGCAGTAACTACTGATAAGCTTGCTGCATCGATTACTGGTGATACTGATGAACTTTCAGTTGTTAATGACGCTCTTAATCTTAATGATGGAGTGCCACCAATACCTGAAGCTGCAGCCAATCGTTTTAAGTATGAATAATTAATATCAGTCATGACATTAAATGGAGCCCAATCAGTATCAAACGTTGTATCAGTATTGTACGCTTTTGCAGACCAAACTATATTTGTACCTGTAGGTAATACTGATGATACATTTGTAAATAATGTGTGATAATCAGATATAGTAGTTGGATCTTGGATAGTAAATTCAGCAGTACCAGATGTTGTAAAGTCTGCGCGTCTGATCTTAAACTTAAGATCTTTATTCTGATCTGGTTCCCATGTAGAAGCATTTTGTGAGAAGAATAACGAACCGATGTATGGTTGTTTATCAACTTTAGTTGTTCCACCAAGAACTGTACCACCCATTTGAGATATGTATACTTGATACTCATTTGATTGAGAAACAAGAACTATAGCATATTCACCTGGTGTCAAGTGAATTGGGTTTGCAAAGTTAAATGTCGTAGCAGGTTGGATAGCATCATTTGTGGATGCAGTACCACCGCCTTGAATGTTTACTTGTTCTGGTCGAAGGATACACTCAGAGAATGGAATTGTTCTGACAGCTTCTGGGTAACCATTAACTGTTCTACGAATTTCCATAGTAACAGGAACTGTTGCAGATTTAGACTTGAAGTAAACATCAACTGATGATAGATGGAATCCTTGTGGATTTGCTCTAGCATCAACTAAGAATGTTTGACCAAGTGGATCATACCAATAACCAATTTGAGTTACTGTCTTTTGATTTTGTAATGATCGTGTAGTAAGGATCGTCTCTTGTTTAGTTTGTAATGTACAGATAGC